GGGAGCTCTTCCGATCTGGAGAGAGGAAGGAGTTACCACCTATAACCCATCGAGAGTATACAGGTTTACCCTGGTAGTAGGGTATAACATAAGTATTAACATAGGGGGGGAGGGTGTCGTGTGTGTCATTACTTTTACAGGAACCACTAGCACTTACAAAAAGTGAAAAATAGACTTAAATGTTGCGTATATGAGACACGAGAAAGTTTAGGGGTGACAAAGGGTTAAGTACAAAAAATGCATGAAACGTCAATTTATTAAAAAGGGGGTAAAAAGTAAAATAAAAACCTTAAACCTATTGACATAATCTTATGGATTGTGTATAATAAACACTAGAGTTACTAGGGGTGACTTCTAAGTTTTAAAGTTTTTAGTTTATAACTTATAATTTTAGGTTAATAGTAAAACTAAAAGCTAGAAGTCATAATGACTTAAAGATTTTTTTTGTACAACCTAAAGATTTTGTACGTACACTAGAGTACATAATACGAAAGAATTAATGACAGCACCTTCAGGCAATAAAAGGGGAAGGCCTTTTAAATCAGATGTTAAGGCATTAACACCTGGGAATAGAAATGCAGTTGGTAGACCCAAGGGTGATGCAGCTATTATTAACGAGTATAAAGCTCGTATGCTTAATTCCCCTAAGAGTGCTGCTGTACTAGAAAAGATATTTGATGCGGCCCTAACTGATGGGCATCCAGGGCAAACAGCGGCATGGAAACTCATTGCAGATCGTATTGTCCCTGTATCAACATTTGACAGTATGAAGAATAGTGGTTCAACCCCTACGATTCATATTAACATTGCTGGTCTTAATTCACCCAGTGTAGACTTTGTACAACCAGAGCAAGTAATAGAGGAAGACGAGTTTGGAACTTAATTTCTCATTACTTAAATGGCAACAAGAGGTCTTTAAAGATGAAACACGCTTTAAGGTTGTAGCTGCTGGTAGACGTTGTGGTAAGTCTCGTCTATCTGCTGTTACCCTTCTGATTGAGGGTTTAAACTGCCCTGTAGGGTCTGCTGTGATGTACATAGCACCTACGCTAGGTATGGCCCGTACAATTATGTATGACCTCCTCCTAGACCTTGGCAAGCCTGTAATCAAGAACGCTCACGTAAACAACCTGGAAATCACTTTGGTGAATGGCAGGAAGATTATGTTACGTGGTGCAGACAACCCAGACTCTTTGCGTGGTGTGTCACTAACATACGTTGTACTAGATGAGTGTGCCTTCATTAAAGAAGATACATGGCAGAAAATCATTCGTGCTGCCCTATCTGATAAAAAGGGTAGGGCATTATTTATTTCCACCCCATCAGGACGTAACTGGTTCTATGACCTGTTCAACCTTGGTAAAGAGGGGGATGATGAGGAATGGAAATCCTGGCACAAGACAACAGCAGACAATGAAACCATTGACCCTAAAGAGATTGAGGCTGCAAAGCGCACCCTAAGTAGTTTTGCCTTTAAGCAAGAATACCTATCTAGTTTTGATACAACAGGTGCTGATGTATTTAAGCATGAGTGGATCAAGAGGGATGTAGAACCTAAGAATGGCTCTTATGTAGTGGCTATTGACTTGGCAGGGTTTCAAGACATTAGTGCTGGTAGTACAAACAAAAGCAGGTTGGATGAAACAGCCATTGCCATTGTGAAGGTTAAGGATGATGGGTCTTGGTGGATTAAAGACATCATGCATGGACGTTGGGACATCAAGGAAACCTGCAATAAAATCTTAGAGGTTATTAAAGAATATCGTCCTGTAGGTGTTGGCATTGAAAAAGGCACAGCTAAAAACGCGGCCCTATCAATCCTTCAAGATATGATGAGGCAGAGGAATGTTTATGCCCACATCACCAGTTTAACTCATGGCAATAAGAAGAAGACAGATAGGGTCATCTGGGCCTTACAAGGTAAGTTTGAGCATGGACGTATAACCTTGAACCAAGATGCAGACCTAGATACTTTTGTGGATCAACTAGTTATGTTCCCTACAAAGGGTGTACATGATGACTTAGTGGATGCTCTGGCCTATGTAGAGCAACTAGCACTGAATAGTTTTGTACCCGACTATGAGGAAGACAATTATGAAGTTTATGATGTTGTTTCAGGATATTAAGGAGGTATAATTATGCAGGGACTATACTCAAACATTAATGCAAAAAGAAAACGCATTGCAGCGGGTTCTGGTGAGAAGATGAACAAGCCTGGAACCAAGGGTGCTCCTACGGCAAAGGACTTTAAAGAGTCTGCTAAAACGGCTAAACCAAGGAAGAAGAAATGAAGGGTGTAAAGCATTATTTAAAAGATGGTACAGAGTGGAAGGGTGCTACGCACAAAATGCCTAATGGTGAATTGAACACAGGCAAAGAGCATGGCAAGACCTCTCAAAAGCTGTTCCACGCTAAAGACCTAAAGCCAAAGAAAAAATGATTAAGCGCGGCAAAGAAGAATTCCAAGGCTATAACAAGCCCAAGAAAACCCCTAACCATCCTACAAAGAGTCATGTTGTATTGGCTAAAGATGGAGAGGATGTAAAACTCATTCGCTTTGGTCAGCAAGGTGTATCTGGTAGTCCTGATGGTTCTGCTAGGAATGAAGCATTTAAAGATCGTCATGCCAAGAACATTGCCAAGGGTAAGATGAGTGCTGCTTATTGGGCCAACAAGGTTAAATGGTAAAGGAATAATATGCCTAATGGATTATTTGGTGATGCTGTAAATTGGATGCGTTCTCCCTTGAGGACACAACAGATGCAGGGTGTTGGTAACTACCTTGGAGCAGAGGGAACAGGCACTCAGGGTATGCTTAATGCTGCTGCCCTAGCAACTGCCCCTGTACCTGTTGTAGGGGATGTAATGGGTTTGGCTTCTGATGCCTATAGGCTTTACCAAAACCCAGAGCAACGTACTCCAATGAATTATGGTATGGCTGCTGCTGGTGCGTTACCTTTTGTACCTGCTGGTGGGATGCTTTCAAAAGCAGCATCAGCACTTCCTCCTGCTGCAAACGCACAAAAGACACAGATTATTGGAACTCTACCTACCTATGAAAAAGCAAAAGCAATCCTAGATAAGGAAGTAGGAGTAGAGGGTAAAACACTAGACTTTGGTGCTGGTCTTGGTGAGGGTGCTAAAGTGTTAAAAGCAGACACTTATGAGCCTTTTCCTCGTACTGGCTTTAATCCTAACTATTTAGATAGTTCTACCATTCCATCTAATAGTTATGAAAAGATTACTAATTTCAATGTATTAAATGTTGTACCTAGAGAAATTAGGGATACAATTGTATCTGATATTGGTCGTGTACTAAAACCAGGTGGTACAGCCATCATCACTACTCGTGGTAAGGATGTAATGGGTGCTAAGGGTGCAGCAGGGCCTGAACCTATGTCCATCATAACATCAGCGCAAACCTACCAAAAAGGTTTTACCAACAAAGAACTAAAAGAATACATTAAAGAAACTTTAGGCGATCAGTTTGAAGTAACAAATTTAAAGCTAGGGCCAGCGGGTGTATTGATTAAAAAGAAACAATCACAAACAGATATTTTTGCTGATCCGTTTGCACCAACAATCAAGTAAGGAACACGATGGAAAACAAAGAAACTAGTTCTTCTCAATACGAAGAAGAAACTCAAGAAGACAAAGATTTAGTTGCTTGGATTGTTGAGCATTGTGACCAGTGGCGTGATTGGCGTGACCAGAACTACCTTGACGATTGGAAGGCCTATGAGCGCATCTTTCGTGGTCGCTGGGAACCAGAAGACCGTACAAGGGATTCAGAGCGTAGCCGCATCATCTCCCCTGCCACACAACAGGCCATTGAAACCCGCCATGCTGAAATCATGGAGGCCATCTTTGGTAGTGGTGAGTGGTTTGACATTAAGGATGACATCAACGATGTAGATGGCAACCCCATTGATGTTGAAGAATTAAAACTTCAACTAATGGAAGATTTCGACAGGGATAAGATTAAGAAGTCCATTGACCAAATTGAGTTGATGGCTGAAATCTATGGCACTGGCATTGGTGAACTCATCATCAAAACTGAGAAGCAATATACCCCAGCAACACAGGCCATTCCTGGTGTACAGGGTCAAGCTGCTATTGGTGTAGAGGAAACAGAACGCATCTCTGTGAAGCTAATCCCAGTAAACCCTAAGAACTTTATTGTTGACCCTAATGCCACCTCACTAGATGACTCTATGGGTTGTGCTATTGAGAAGTTTGTCTCTGTACATAAAATTGTACAAGGCATGGAAGAAGGTATTTATCGCAAGGTTAATTTAGGCCTTGCTTCTCCAGATGATGATTTAGAAGTAACTGAAGAAGACAACATCTACCAAGAGGGTAGGGTTAAACTCTTAACTTATTATGGTCTTGTACCTAAAGAATACCTGCCTGAGTTTAGTTCTAAGGACATGGTGGACTTGTTCCCTGAAGATTCTGTAGCAGATGACTATGCAGACTTGGTAGAGGCCATTGTTGTCATTGGCAATGATGGTCAACTTCTGAAGGCAGAGGCCAACCCCTACATGATGAATGATCGTCCTGTGATGCTCTATCAGGATGACACTGTTCCAGGCCGTGTATTCGGGCGTGGGACGGCTGAGAAGGCCTTCAATATGCAGAGGGCCATTGATGGTCAACTACGCGCTCACATGGACTCTGTGGCCCTTACAACGGCCCCTATGATTGCTATGGACGCAACCCGCCTACCTCGTGGTGCTAAGTTTGAGATTAAACCTGGAAAAGCCTTCCTAACCAATGGCGATCCTACTCAAATTGTCATGCCCTTCAAGTTTGGTGAAACTGATCCCGTATCACTAGCCACAGCGCAGAACTTTGAGCGTATGTTGCTACAAGCCACAGGCACTGTTGATAGTGCTGGCCTACCATCTAATGTTCCTCGTGATGGTGGTGGTGGAATGTCTATGGCAATGGCTGGAATTATCAAGAAGTACAAGCGTACCCTTAGTAACTTCCAAGAGGATTTCCTCATTCCATTCATCAACAAGGCTGCATGGCGTTATATGCAGTTTGATCCTGAGCGTTATCCCTCTGTAGACATGGTGTTCATTCCTACAGCAACGCTAGGTATTCTTGCTCGTGAGTTTGAACAGCAGCAATTCATTGCCCTCCTACAGACTTTAGGCCCTGATACTCCTGTACTACCCATCATCTTGAAGGGAATTTTACAGAATAGCAGTCTAACCAATCGTCAAGAGATGATTCAGATGCTAGATCAGATGAATCAGCCTTCTCCAGAAGATCAGCAGATGCAAATGATGCAGCAACAGGCTCAAATGGCTCAAGCAGAGGCACAAATTAACGTGCTAAACGCTCAGGCACAGAAGTATTCTGCTGAAGCACAACAAACTGCTGTTGACACAGAGCTTGCACCAACAATTGCACAGGCTAAACTCACTGCTGCCCTATCTACCAACCTAGATAATGACAACGAACAGGCAGATTTTGAGCGTAGGGCAAAAATTGCTGAGTTGATGATTAAGGAAGAAGAACTAAAAATCAAAAAGATGGACATTGACTCTAACGAACGCATTGCAAACACCCAAATGGAGAGTAAAAACAAGTCAGATATGACTTTTTCATCACTACTGGGTGAATAAATATGGATGACACTAAACTTTTACTTTTAGCAGATAAATTTAGACGTCTTAGGGATAGGGTTGATGGGTTGTCTGTAAAGCAAGAAGAAATTCAGACAATTAAAGGCGATCAAGGCCCCAAAGGTGAGCAAGGTGATAGGGGTTTTGATGGTGCTCCAGGAAAAGATGGTGATGACGGTGCTGATGGCACAGATGGACAAGACGGCAAAGATGGTGTTTCAGTTGTAAACGCTGAGATAACCTTTGATGGCTCTCTTGTAATCTACCTGTCAGACGGCAGGGAAATTGACTGTGGTGAAGTAGTTAAGGAGACAGGTGACACTGTAATTCAAACCCTAAAGCAGGGTGCTTCTGTTAGTGGTGGTGGTGGTGTAACTTCAATCACCTCTACTGATGGTAGTGTTGTAATTACAACTGTTGGTGGTGTTGTTGACCTATCTGTAAAACCTGCTGGTGCGAATACCCAGATTCAATTCAACAATAGTAATGCGTTTGGGGCTAGTGCAAACTTTACCTACACCAGCGGAACCAACACGCTGACAACTGGCAACATCACGGGCTCTGCGCTGGCGATGACCATACAGACAAGAGCACCAACTTCTCTTGAGACCCCCGGCGAAGTTCTTATTCAAGGCCGAGATGCAATAAAAGCAAATACTAATGGCGGTTCAATTCGCTTAAAGGGCGGCGCGAAAACAGGGTTTGGTCAACCGGGACAGGCAATACTTGAATCTTCAAACGGTGAATATGCTGTACGAGTATCTAACGAGGCTATATATCTTTTCGGGGCATACAGTTCAAATTTTACTTTTGCCAACGGGTCTTTTGACGCTGTCGGCTCGCAAACAGCGCCGTTAGTTGATGCTCCAAACTCATTTGTTGCTGGCCTAAACTCAACTGCAACTGGTAATGTTTCTTTTCAGTTTCTTACAGACAGTCAAGTCGTTTTTGAGTTTGGTGAGCCAACTTTCGGTTCACAGGAACTTGCTTTTTTTGGTGTTGTGCCTGTAACTCAACCCACAACCGCAACCGCCGCCGCTACGTTTGTTGCCAACTCGGGAACCACAATAAATTCTGCGTCTACGTTTGACGGC